GTAACCTTCTATCAGCTATGTATCTATTGTAAGCATACATATCTTTTTTAGTTAGTCCTTGAATATCTCCCATATCAAATACTAAATCTAAAAACTTATCTTCAAGTGTAACCATATGTCTACATATCTCATATAGTTCTTTCTTGAAATCATCTGTCCATATTTCTATGTTCTCTTTTATAAACTCTCTGAATAACTTTGTCATTGCTTCAACGTGCATAGACTCATCACGAATAGAATAGGTAACTATCTGTCCCATACCTTTCATCTTACCGAACCTTGGAAAGTTTAATAAGATTGCAAAGCTACTGAACAACTGTAGTCCTTCTGTAAAAGCTGAATAAACTGCTAAAGTTTTTGCAATAGTTTCTTTCTTAGCTTTAGTAGGTTTAAAGTTTCCAACATAGTCATGCTTGTTTGACATCTCTTCATACTCTGAAAAAGCTTTGTACTCTATCTCAGGCATTCCAACTGTGTCAAGTAATAAACTATAAGCATGTTGATGTATTGATTCCATGTTTGCAAACGAACCCATCATCATTCTTGCTTCAGGCTTTTTAAAGATAGGCATATACTTATCTATATATCCTGCACCTACATCTACATCTGACTGAGTAAACAATCTAAATATTTGTGTAAGTAAATTCTTTTCTATATCTGAAAGTTCCTGCCAATCTTTGACATCTGTATGTAACGGTACAGATTCAGGCATCCAATGCATTTGATTCTGTAGTACATAGTAGTCAAACATCCAAGGATATTCAAACGGTTTATAGTAATCTCTAGTTTTTAATAAGCTCATAATTTTTCTTCCTTTGGTAAATATACTATTGTTAATGAATTACATTTAGGACAACTTAAATTAGTCTCCATAATATAATTCTCGTCTTCTTCTTCTATGTCGTGGTCTCCACCCCATATTAATTCTGTTTTACAGTGCCAACACTCCATACTATCCCTCACATGCAATACATTCTGTATCTTCTAAATTTATTCTTGGTACTTTAACATTTACATTCTCTACTGTACGAGCAGCATTAGAACGGAAATAGTAAAGCGATTTAAGTTTGTTCATACCATACCAGTGAACATCATTTACGTACTGCATGTATTCATCATGTACTTCTTGAGGTTCAGTTGCCTTTGGTAAGGTAAAGAACAGGTTGACAGACTGTGCCTGACACACAAACTCCTGTCGTTTAGCAGCATGTTCAACAATCCATATTTGATTTATCTCATTAGCTGTTTTAAATATTTCTTTTTCATCATCAGTAAGAACATCTAAGTGTTGGACTGAACCATCACTACCCGATATGTCTTTCCAAATCTTTTCTAACTCATCTACTTTTAAACCTTTTGATTTCAAAAGCTTTTCAAGATATTTATTTTTTACTTGATAGCTTCCGGATAAAGTTTTGTGAGTATAGCAGTTAGCCCTGTAAGGCTCAATACTAGGAGAAGTCCCACTACAAATGATACCACTACTAGCATTAGGAGCAATAGCAAGGAGATTAGCATTACGCTTACCACTACCGTGGATGTCAGGAGCCTCGCCCCTTTCAATAGCCAACTCTTTAGTTGCTTCCTTTGCCTTTCCTTTAATGTAAGTAAATGCCTTATAGTTAAACCCAGATGCGTAAATACCTTCGAAAGGAATGTTCCTAGATTGAAGATAAGCATGGAAACCCATAGCACCGAGACCGAGACTCCTTTCTCGATACGCTGAGTAGGCACTCTTGGTAAAGCCTTCCTTACCTTCTTTAACATATTTTTGAAAGCGTTTAAAATTTGCACTGTATTCTCCTAGTTGTGTAGTATCTATTGCATTGTCAATATAATGTTGAATTATATTATCAAGCATGGTTATTAAATCTTGTATAAAGTTATCGTCCTTTGACCAGTCATCAAAGTATTCTAAGTTTACAGAAGATAAACAACATACTGCTGTTCTTTCTTCATCAGTTGGTAATGTAATCTCAGAACATAAATTACTTTGGCGTATCTTAAGTCCTAAATCTTTTTGTTGCTTTGGTAAAGCTTCGTTACACTTATCAATATTAACCATGTAAGGCTCACCAGTTTCAGCTCTAGCATTTATTATCTGCCACCATAACTCTCTAGCATTAATAGTCTTTACAGCTTCGTTAGTCTTAGGGTCTATCAGTCTCCAGTCTTCATCTAGTTCTACAGCTTTTAGAAAAGTGTTAGTAATGTTTATACCATTATGAAGATTAAGATTCTTTCTGTTTATATCTCCACCTGATTCTTTTCTCATGTTAATAAACTCTTCAATCTCCGGATGGCTGATGTCCATATAAGCAGCATAAGAACCACGTCTTGTTGTGCCTTGGTTAAAGGCTAACATCTGAGAATCTACTACGTGCATGAAAGGAATTGAACCAGTAGAACGAGAGCCATGAGTAGTTGAAATACCATTGCTCCTAATATCGCCCCAATATCCACCGATGCCTCCACCTGAACTTGCCAACCAAATGTTCTCATCATAGTGAGCAGATAAACCACCCCTGCTGTCAGGAACATAATTGAGGAAACAACTGATAGGAAGCCCACGAGTGGTACCCCCGTTACTAAGAATAGGAGTGCTAAACATGAACCAACGAGAGGAAGAGTAGTTATAAAGTCTTTGAGCCAACTCAAAATCTGTCTCGCCTTTGAAAGTTGCTCCGAAGACGGAGGCTCTTGCGAATGCTTCTTGTGCATGTGTTTCTCCTTCCCAAAAATATCTATCTTTGAGTGTATCTAAACTAAATTTATCAAATGTTTTTTCTTTGTCATAGTTTATTTCAATTCCTAAGTAAGGCTTAGTCCCTATTTTATCTTCAACCATTATCTTGTTCCTTATTGTTTACATACAATGCTATTATAGCATAGTGGATTATTTTATACAAGTCTAAATTATTCTTTCCATCTTTCTTTCCAAACCTCATAGCATACTTCATAATGTTTCCAAGACAAAAGCCTTCTCCATATCCTGAATCAATTATCATATCAGTTGCTTGGTACTTACCATTAGCATAGTGTTGAGCATATGTATTACCTATGTATGCTTTCAACTCATTTAAAAGTTTATCTTCGTTAAATTTATAATCCACTTTTCCATTCCTCCGGTAATGTTTCTTCGCTGTACCACACGAAGTTATTTGTTTCTGCCCATTCAGCATGAGTTCTTTTTGTTTTATCTTTTCTTACCTTTGCACCCGGCATTGGAGAGTAAGGTTTTTGAAAAAGAAAAACTAAATCATAGTTATCTGGTAAAGCATTACGTATATGTATGTACTTACTGTACTCTGCATAGTCCCAGAATCTACCTTTAGCTTCTATTAAAATTGTTTTATCATCTATAACTTTTACAAAGTCAGGTTCATACTTATGTTTAACTACATAGTTTATGTTATCCCAGTGATGACTCCAATCTTTTAAAACTGTTTGATGTATTTCATATTCCCAAATACTATCATATCCTTTTGGTACGTTAATCTTTTTAGGTCTTGGCTTTCTTGGTACTCTTTTAGGCATTCAAGTTTTCCAAAGTAATATCAGGATTTTGTTTTACCTTTTTATAAAACCACCTAAGACTGTATGCACTCAACATAAATCTATTGTTAGCAAAGATATGTGTTTGTTGTGGTAAAAACTCATGTAAGTTTTTCTTATTAATCTTAGTAGCATCTTCTCCTTCAGGTACCATAGTTCTTATCCAACTTATAAGTAAGTCTTCTGCTTTACGTCTTAATCGTTTTGCTTTTCTACCATTCATATTTGTGTTACCTCTATAACATTAGGAGCTTTAGGTGTTTGAGTTAAGTATCTTAATCCGTTAGAATATTTAAACACTCTTAAACCTTTACCCTCGTTTGCATCTTTGTGACATTCAAACTTGTATCTACAATAGACACATCCTTTAGGTAGCTGCATATTACCAGACTTACCATCAGGTATAGGACTGTAACATTTATCTGGTGGTGTTTTTAACTTAACAGCTTTTTTAATATCAGTTATTTTCTTTTTGATATTAGGTTTATCAAAGTCATCAGGTCTGAACATAGCTAACTCACCTGACTCTTTATTAAGAGCAAGGAACCCGCCTTTGTTTGTGCCTTCTGCTGCTTCATAACCTGCAAGTTGTGCCATGTAACCAAAAGCATCTTGTTCTGCTAGAGTACCATCTTTAAATTTCTTGAAGGCAAATCCTGAAGCAGTCTTAACATCTACAACTTCACCATCAATGACACAATCCATGTGTCCTTTGATACCTGAAACTTTTATTTCTTTCTGTTCGCTAGTAACTTCATGTCCAGATAACTTAACAAGAAATAAAACTATCTCTTCAAGTAAGTGTCCATATAAGAACTTAATAAATGTAGGTGGAGATATAACTTCTGTATCATCACTAACAGAGTTCATTTCATACCATAGTTGTCTAGGCTGTTTACCTATGTTAGACATACGTAAGGCAGGTTTACCTCTAGGAGAAGGGTGAGACCAGTTGTAAAGAATCTCTTTCATAGATTCTCCAAACTGTTCAATAGTCTCCTCATCTATGTCAAGATGTTCTCCCTTTCCAAGAGCCGACAATTTATTATATATATCTTCGACTAATGTGTCAAGTGTTTTTTTATTTTTAGTCATTGTTTTTATGATTTACGAAATTAAGTTTTCTTGTAACAGGATTAAAGTTTAATATGCGAACATTTAAATCTATTTGTTTAGATGTTCTAGACCTACCAGACCTACCTGATTTTGTTTTAACATCAATATAAGTCATCTCTCCTTTTTTGGTAGCAATTAAATCTATTGGTCCTGAACAACCACAGTTTTTAAATACTTCATAACCCTTATCCCATAACCAAGTCACTGCATAGAACTCAGCTAAATCTCCTTTACGATTATCTAGTGTATGTTTATTCATGTTTCTCCTTCTAAATATTTTATAGCTCTTTTTAAGATACTAATGTCATCTTTAAAACCACCAAGACATCTATTACAAGTGTGGCATAACCATCCTCTAAAAGATTCTGTTTCATGACAGTGGTCTATCACCCAAGCTCCTAATTTTTTTCCTCCAAGTCCATTCACTTTATCTGATGAACCTAAACAAATAGGGCATTTATAATTTTCATCTTCAGGCATACCATATTTTTTCTTTAATAAAATTCTAGTCTTACTTAAATGATTGTTACATTTTTTACATTCAGGTCTTAAAAAATTTCCTCCTGATGCAGGGCTGAAAAAAGATAATGGAAGTTTTTTTTCACACTTAATACATATTTTACCATCTTCAAAAGTTAATTCCTCACGGTGGTCAGGAAATAAACTTTGTTGTTTAGTGTGTTTCACTCCAGTTACCTCCTATCTTGTACTCGCCATCAAGAGGACATCTAAGATTGAAATGTTCTCCTGCTTTTATAATACTATCAACAGCAAACTGACCTACAAAATCAGCTTTATCTTTAGGTACTTCTATCTGCCACTCATCGTGGATGTTAGCAACAAACTTATAAGGTACTGTATTCAGCCTTAAGACATCATCTAAAATAGACAATGCTTTCTTCATGACAATTGCACCTGCTCCTTGAAGTAAAGTGTTGAGAGAAGAATGAGCATTACGAATGTAAAGCTTTCTACCATCTAATCCTTTGAGGTATTTTTTTGAAGCTGCTCTTTGCACCCTGTCTCTAAGAGACTTAAATGTAGGCTTATTATCAAAGAAATATTGTCTAGCTCTCTTACCATCTGCTGTACTTCCTCCGACCACGCTACCAAGCTTTTCATCTCCTGCTCCGTACATGAGGGCATAGATGAATGTCTTTGCCTTATCTCTTGATTCAAGTTTTGCAGCTCTTTGATTAGCTGTGTGTATGTCTCCATCTAATATCTCCTTTATATATTCATCATCATTCATATAGTGTGCTAACATTCTTAGCTCTAAACCACTAGCATCAACTCCAAGTAATACATTACCTTCATCTACAATCCAACATGCTCTACATTCTGTACCATAAGGACTGTGGACTGAAGGTACTTGTGCCATGTTAGGACTTCTGTGTGTCATTCTTCCGGTGATAGCACCGTTAGGTATAACAAAACCATGCACACGTCCATCTTCTTGTACAGCTTCAACCCAAGAATCAACTTGGGCTATACGTTTTTGTATTAATAAAAAGTCTGCAATTAATTTAGCTTCACGAATGTGAGTAACTTCTGATAGAGTTTTCTCATCAACAATGGGTTGACCTGTAGGTGTAAACCTTTCAGGCTTCCAACCAAAGTCAATGAGATATTCTCCAATCTGTTTACGACTACCTAAATTAAAATCTTGTAAAGACTTTCTCATAAAAGGTTCAAAGTTATTAGTGTCTAAACATCTTTGATACTCATCATCAGTAAGCCCACGTTTAGATAAGTTACCATCTTTCTTAATGTAAGGTGTAACTAATTTATCATCGACCCACTTAGGTTTAAAAGTATTATGAACTTCATCTTCAATCTGTTGAGACTTTTCTCTAAGTTCTGCAAGTAATACAAGAGCAGATTCCATATCAAACATGAAACCATTTTCTTCTTGTTGTTTAACAATTCTTGCAACGTCTTGTTCAAGTTCAATAGATTGTTTACTAAATCCTTTTGACTCATTACGAAGTGATTTATATACAAGAGTATTTAACTGAACATCACGAACACAATAGTCCAACATCTGTGTAGAATAATTTTGATAGTCTTCAAAGTTAATTTTAGATAGACCAAGTTTATATCCCCACTTCTCTAAACTATGACCACCCTCTCTTGTAGGGTTAAACAATCTAGAAAGAACAAGAGTATCTATAAGTTCTTTGTCTCTAATTTTTATACCACCAAACTTTTCTACCATAGGAATATCAAATCCTATAATGTTATGACCTATTAACCTATCTGCTTTAGATAAAAATTCATATCCTTCTTGCAAGTTGCTTGGAGGAAACTTAAATATTTCTCCAGAGTTTACATCTTGTGCTACAATACAATGTATCTTAGTTGCTTTAAGGTCATCAGTCTCTATGTCAAATACTAAATCCATAATTAAAATGCCTCATCTAAACTATCATCAAAGGTAATATCTTCATCTGTTAGTTCAGATAGTCTACCTGTTTCAGAGTTGTAAATAACCCTAGCTGCCATACCAACATCGCCTGTGTATCTAGATTTTAATACACGAAGTCTTGTAGTCCTAGCTTCATCAGGGTCATCTGATTGTTGATTACGTTCTAATGCTATCACACAATCACTAAGTTGTCCAATACTATTTGAACCTCTTAGATGAGATAGAGATACTTCAATACCATTCTCATGTCCTTTGTTACCATCAACTCTACGTAAGTGTGAAACCAAAATGATTCCTGCACCTGTCTCTTCTACCAAACTTCTAAGTCTAGTCATGATAGAATCAATAGCACGTCTCTCATCTCCTTCATGCACAGCACTAACTAACATATGTAAATGGTCAACGACCACCCACTTACAGTCACATCCTATAATCATGAAGCGAAGCTTGGTAAAGATATCATCGATATCATTAGTACCAAAATGAGAATGAACCCATACTCTATTCTTGTTTTCACCATCATAAAGTATATCAAACATCTTATCTAGTTCTTCTTTAGAAAACTTCTCACGTTCTTGGTCAACGTATAACCTAGCATTAGCTTCAATAGATAAGATACCATCAATGGTTCTTCTCCAATCTTCTTCTAGTGCTATGATACCTACGTTATCAGTAGTGTTTTTAATAAGATGATGTTCAAGTTCTCTTGTTACACTTGACTTACCAAGACCAGTACCACCTGTAAGTGTTACCAGTTCTCCTGCTCTAAGACCATACAACTTCTTGTTAAGTCCTTCATAAGGATAAGGTACACTTTGTTTCTTCTCACGATTATGAAACTTCTCACGCTGCTCAGAAACATTTATAACACCAGAAGGTGTATAAACTTTACTAGCCCACCAAGCTTCAACAAACTCTTTATGCTTGTTGTTTCTTAGCATGTCGTTAGGGTCTTTCCAACCGTTAGGAAGCGTAACTATTCTAGCTTTCCCGGGCTTGAAAAGTCTAGCAACTTTTATACTAGCTTCTTGTCCTGCCTTATCTTTATCAAAAGCAATGATAACATTTTCAAAGTCATCAAAGAACTCTAAGCTTTCCTTGATATCTCTGACTGCACCATTTGCTCCACGCTTGATAGATACTACAGCCCACTTAGAACCTAAGAGTTCATAAGCAGCCATAGCATCACACTCTCCTTCGGTAATGGTAATATATTTACCACTCTTGAAAAGTTGTTGACCAAACAAACCTGTATCGTTATAAGTACCAGAAATATAAAAGTCTTTGTTTCTACAGTTTCTAGTCTTAGTAGCTGATAGTTCATGTCCATTATAATAAGGATAGAAATGTTTAACTACATTACCTTGTAAGTCATGTACACATTTAACTCCATATTTTTGTGCAGTATTAACTGAAATTTTTCTATCAGTTAATGCTGAGAACTTTCCTTCATCTACCATATCAGGTTTCTTGGTTGGTATTGTTGTTTCTGTTTGCATATCCTTTCCTCCACATGCGTTAGTATAACTAGGCATGAACTCTCCACAACTGAAACACTTTGCTGAATCATCTTCATTGATTCCAACAGCATCACTGCTATCGCAAAGTGGACAAGGTTGGTGTAGTTTGTCCCAAGTTTTATCCATGTTAGCCCTCACTATGAATTAAGATTCGTCTGATTCTTCTACAGTTTCTTCAGTCTCAGTTTCTTCTTGTTCAACTATAGCTTCAGGACTTTCCTTTAGTACAGCTTCAAGATTATTCTGATGTCCTTGTGAAGCATAGTTCAAAGCTTCGACCAGTACATTCAATGTGCCTATCTTACTGATAGATACATTAGCACCTGCTCTCTTTTGCTCATCTTCAATCTTTGAAACATCATAGACTGATTCACCGTCATCATTTTTAATAGTAATAATCATATTAAAATTCCTCGTTGTCTGAATCTTGTTCAGTATATTCAATTAAATTATCTACCTTAACAGCCATAAGTTCTGCAAACCTACCATAATTATTTTTATATGGTTTTATTTTAACAGTCACTTCTGAACCATTACCAATTGCAACATCCATAGGATTACCATCAGCATCTACTAACTTAGGTGCAGTATTAGCTGACCCATCGTTCCTTGATGCTCTCTTACTAAAAGTAAAAGCAGGTTCTTCATACTTCAGTTCACCTGTTCTAGTTCTAACTTGATTCAGTCCTAAGTCTTCAAGCTTAGTAGCTGTATCAGAATCAGTAAGAACAGTTATGCCATATTTGTGAGGTTCAAACCTCGTGTTAGGACTGGTAATGTTGGCATACATTGCCTTCCCTTTTACATACTCATACATAAAATTCCTCCTTTTAGGTTGTATTAAGTTGTGCAATTATATCACAGATTAACTTTCTTGTCAAGCCTTTTCTGTCTTCTTCTTGCATTGTTTCTATCTCGTGTAAATTGTATAGCACTTTGCAAGTCTTCCCATAACTCATCAAGTGCTTGTTTCTTTTGTTCTTTGTTAAGTCTTGTAATGATTTTGATAT